ATTTCGACACGGAAGAGAAATGTATATCCATCTTATAACGCGAGAACTCGTTGTTTATTTGATGTAAAACTCTTATCTTTACGACGTCAAAAGTTGGTTTTTATTCATGATAAAAAGTGTGACCTGATGCGAATCAGTTAGCGTGAAAGGGGAGATTTTCTTCCCTTTTTATTTTGATTTAACCCCGATTTTCAATATCTTTACGGTGTATTAAAATTTGCGTTCATATATTTGCGGGTGGGTATTCCACACATTTCCTCAACACTTTTTCAATCCCCACCCAAAAGGCTTTTAACTTCAGTTCTTTCAAAGTGAACCCTCAAAAGGTTCACTTTTTATTTGATAATTGAAAGTTTATACTTAACTTTCCCGTGAATTAATAAAAACATGGAACATGAATTCGAATGAATTAAGAGAGATTATAACTGACACGCTGGGGAGGATTGCATCTTTACCGAACTATCCGACCGTGAACCGAGAGGAGGCTATCGAGTTATTGATGGGTACTTGCGCACAAGAAAGTCATCTCGGTAAGTACAGGAAACAGATAGGTGGTGGCCCCGCGCTGGGAATTTTCCAGATGGAACCCGCCACGTTCAACGATATCGTCGCGAATTATCTCAACAACAGAATCCCCTTGAAAGAGAAGATTCTCGAGATAGCGGGTGTGAGAGAATTCAACGCGAAGGATCTTGAGAGTAACGACCGTCTTGCCATCTGTATGGCGAGGGTTCATTACTTGAGAAAACCGGCATCAATCCCCGCCAGCCTTGACGGGCAAGCCGCGTATTGGAAAAAGTATTATAACACGGTTCTCGGAAAGGGAACTGAAGAGGAATATAAGGCTAATTATAAAAGATGGGTAAAATGAGATATGTGCTAGATTTTTTGAAAAGTGAAGGTTTTCTCTGTATGCTGATCACCTTCATGATCTGTTCCTTCCTGGGAACTTTTACCGGATTGGTCGCAACTGTTATCATGTGGGTTTGTAACATGCTTTACGCGAAACGGTTTGACCTTTATAACACCATCGGTTTCGGTGGAGGGTTCGTTCTAACTATTTTCCAACATTGGATTAGATGATATGGCGAAACCTTTCACATTACCGAAAGACGGTGAACACATGGATGCCGCTTACATGAAGGCGGAATTCGAACGAAACGGTTGGACTAAAGAGGAAGTCATTGAATACTGGGAGAACGAGAGAGTGAACCCGGATACGATTAGTGTTTTAATAAAGGAAATTTTCGGAGATGAAAAACTTGAATAAAAGCGTGCCACGGTCTGGAAATGTCAGCGTGGTAGGGGGAGTACATTCATTCGCTGTATCATACCTGAAAACGGTAAACGGAACCGTTGAAGCGAAAGACGTGGACCTGCCTTATTTTTATATCTGTCCTTTGAGTGAGGGTGCGTTAACGGTGAGATGTCTGAACCAAAACGAGGACGTTATTTTGCCAGCCGCCTTAATTTCGGCAAATATCGGTTCTTTTCTTCCCATTCAGGTGAAGAAAGTGGTTTCGGCGTCCGATATAATAATCGGGTTATGACGTCATTCGGAATTGGATTCGGAATCGGTCTCCGAGTGAACCGAGGTAACGGAGCCCCGGAGCCGGGAGATGAACAAGTCCTTCTATTGGAAGACAGCGAGGATTTGTTATTGGAAGATGACGAGGTGATTTTACTTGAAAAACAAGATTGATTATGGCAGGAAAGAAAATAAGCCAGTTAGACGTGTTAGACACTCTTTCTGGTGACGAGAAATTGGTAGTCGCAAAAGGAGGTGATAACTACGGTGTCACCGTGGAGACTCTCCTCAACCAAGTCCCTCAGGAAGAAGACCAACTGAGTTACGGTATAGAGTACGATACCACGGTGTCTTCACCTCAGTGTACTAGGATCGGTAACTTCAACTATCACAGGTCTTTACCGATCCACTCGAAGATGAAGGGATGTCTACTTTCCGATGATGGGACGGTACAGAAGTACCTAGACCCTAGCACTTGGGTGAACGAGACTAGGGACGGTTCTCAAGGTCAGGTCATGGTAGAAATACCTTCTTATTACCGCAAGTTTGAGACGGAAGGCACGAAGAGGCGGGTGAGAATCTCCGAGATGGCACTCCCTGGGTATCACCTCGTGAAGAAGAAGTACGTTTCCGCCTATGAAGCGTCCGTGCAAAGGTCTACTACTACTCTTTGCTCCGTGGTGAACGAGGACCCTGATTACAGGGGTGGAAATAATCAAGCTGTTTGGGACAACACATACCGCACTGTACTTGGAAGACCTGCAACTGCCATTTCACGTACCAATTTCCGTACCTACGCAAGGAAGAGGAAAGAAGGCTCCAATGAGTGGAACTGCATGACTTACGACATTCAGAAAGACCTCTTCTGGTTGTTCGCAATCGAGTACGCTAACTTGAACTCTCAGGCGACCTTCAACTCAGAAAAAGATTCTAACGGTTTCGCTCAAGGCGGACTCGGTCTCGGGGTGACAACACTCAGTCAAGATGAGTGGGATAACTACAACGGTTACTACCCTTTCGTGCCTTGCGGTCACACTGATTCGTTAGGTAACAAGACAGGGTACGTGAACTACAACATGATGAACGAGACGGGAGAAGTTCAAAAGACTGTGCAAGTGCCTCGGTACAGGGGAGTGGAGAATCCTTTCGGTCATACTTCGACATGGACGGACGGGGTTAATGTTAGAATCTCTCCTACTGAGGAGAAAGGAGGTGATAACCTCAGTAAAGTGTTCGTGACAGACGATCCTAGTCTGTTTAACGACTCTAACTGTGAAGGGTATAGGTACATAGGCAACGAGGGGAGAATCAGTGGGTTTGTTAAGTCTGTCTTGTTCGGTGAAGGTGGAGAAATAATGGCTGAAACGGTTGGTGGAGGATCAACTACTTATTTCTGTGATTATCATTACACCGATATACTGACAATAGAACAGCTAAATGGTGTCTTGTGCAGTGGGGACGTAAAAGACGGGGGTTCTGCGGGTCTCGTTTACTCTTCCTCGGTTTTCAACCCCGCGCAGGGGAGTTCGAGAACAAGCTCTCGGCTTTGCTTTATACCCGAATAAACGCCTACACGCACGAATAACACGTTAAACTTAAAGTACTAAAAAGATGGATAAAGTGACAGAAGATGATGGAAGTTTAAGTTTCCTGAACATCAAGCGTGATGAAAACAGCAGGAGTATGCGGTTGGTTAGGCTGGGTGAAGTACAGCGACTCACGGAACTTGTTAAGAACTATAATTAAACCACAGTTTTATGACAAATGCTTATTACGATCATGAGCCTTCAGTATTTGAGGCCGTGGGAAACGGTAACTACCTTTACCGTTGGGACATTCAAGAAGAAACAGTTGAGAGAGAAGAAGGCGTGGAGCCTACAGTTCAATGGTCTTGCAAGGAGACTACCGTTAAGGGGGAACCAGGGTACGGGAAGTGCGTGGAAGCAGTCATCCGAGAGACTTACACTGTAGACGAGGAGTTCGCCATGATCAACAAGTACAACGCTTACAAGGCAGGTATCATAACGGATGAGAGTATCGTTGAGGAGTACGAAGGGTACCTCCGTGAAGTGGTCTCCATAAAGGAGAGGGTGAAACGAGACTTAGCCTCTTATGTTTAACAATTTTTAACAGTGGTACTGCAAAATAGTGCCACTAAAATTTTGCAGTCAGACATATAATTAAAAAATAAACATGGAAGAGATTAACGGTATAAAAATAAGTCAATTCCCCTCTCTGCGGAGTTTCACTGGGAAGGAGAATTTCGTGGTTCAGGAAGGTTTTTATAATTACAAGGTTGATATCGAAACACTCCGCGATCACATTTCAAAAAACGAAGTTTTCTTTTGTGATTTCATTAACGAGAAAACGGAAAGTGTTACCGACGAGCAATACGATAGCTTGTTGGCTGCGATTAACGCCCGTAACATCATTATGATAGGATCAAATGCGTATCTTCGGATCATTAACGATGTAAGGGTATCGGAAGATATTTTGAGTCTCCGTGCAAGTCAATCCTTTGATTCTGGTTCCGCGTTAACCCTCACATCGATAGAGTATGATATCTCCATTGGGTCTGGGAACGGTGTACACGCGGTTACCGTGAAATCATCATCTCAATCTTTTGATCATAGTGGTGACGGGGATAAATGTTTGTTAGATAACGGTCAATATGGTCCTACGTTACCTTTTAATAATGGAACTGAAGGTCAAATACTGAAAATAGTGCGTGGAAAGCCGACATGGGTCGATCCATCGTGAATATGAATTTTTAAAAACGGAATCTATGAAAATTTATTACAAATCTAAATTGGCGAAAATCCTCACCTTTCTTGATGGTTTTACCACGATGATGTTTTTCGGTGTCGTTATAACCGAACGGGAGAAGTTGGGTGGGAGAACGATATCTCACGAAGGTACCCATATAAAACAGTACTGGGATATCGTTCAGCTAGGCTTCGCAATCTCTGTGATCATTTTCCTTCTATGCCTTCTTTTTGATGTCGCATCATGGTGGATGTTGTCGCTTATCATCATCCCGTTTATCCTTTATTACATCATTTACGGGATCGAGTACCTGTATTGGAGGTGCAAGGGGTATAAAAGTTATGACGCGTATCTCCGTGTTGGATTCGAACGTCAGGCTAATTATATCGAGGAAACTTGGTGGGAACCTGATAATTTATCGAATAATTACGAGATATTCGGATGGTGGAAGAAACTTAAATGATCTCTTCTTGTCTTTATGTGAGTTGTTTGTTTCGGGTCCGGGATTGATCATTTCTTTCCCGGACCTTTCCATTTCATGAGATCAGATAGAAGGGTTTTATCATCCACCCAGATGTTAAACGTCGAGGATGTGGTTACCAGACCGCTCTCATCTTTGACTTTCACGAAGAACACGCCGGTGAACGAAAGACCTGAAACGTTGATTATATGAACGCGTCTTAGTGGTTTTCTACCACCCCGAATAATCAGGCATGAAGAATTACGTTCGATATCATGCAATCTCTCCTCTAAAACGCGATAAAACTCGTTTTTCAGTGATTCAGGCACTCTGTAAAGTCTTCCGTTTGATGTAATAGTGCACTGAGAGTGAAATTCGGTTAGTTTTTCCTGAAATTCTTTCTGTGTCATGATCATTCCTCCCATTCTATTTTAACAGTGTCGATATAATGTGGACTTTTTGTATCAATATCTTTTAACGCTTCCTCTTTTGTTGGGTATATTGTACCGGCTGTTTTAGAACCGAAATAAGAAGCGTTTATAAACACGTTTATCCACCCTTCTTTCTTCTCCGGCTTCATGAATAGATCACCGTTATTGTTAGCTCCATCACCGATAACGTAACCATCGAGGGTGTATTTCTGTAACGTTTCTCTGTTAGTTTCTGGATCAGTGATCGCTCCGGCAATCGGGTATTTATCGTCTTTCAAGTCATAACAAAGGATTCGAACATCCATCCCGTATCCGTTACACACAGGTTTACCTTGTTTCGCTAATTCTAAATCAAATGGTTTCATAATGTTATAATTAAGTTTCTTACAAAACAGAGTTAATATACTCTGCTTGTTTAATTAACTCTTCATCTCCGGTGGCAATTATCTGATCCGTAATGGCCTTTGCTTCTTCATAGGCTTCTCCATTTAGAGCCGAAATCAAATTTCTGATTAAGTTTTCCATGCTCTTTTCTACTTTTACAATACTATCAATTTCAACGGATAAATATGGATTCATCCCGTGTGGACACACACATTTTCGAATAACAATGTTACCAAACACGTCTAGTTCATCCTTGTAATCGTCGGTCATTATACATGCCACTATGCCTGTTTCACCACCATCTAGTGTTACCTTGTCGCCGAGGTTCAAGTCTTCTAATCTGTACATGATTCTTTTAATGTTGATAATGGTTTGTTAAAATACTTCAATATAGCAGCATTATAATTGGTGATAGCTTTGGACATGTCCTCAAATCTAGATTCGATTATTTTCTTCCGTAATCTTGATTGTTCTTCTTGCGCCTGATTAAAATTAAGGAATAAATTATCATTTATTGTTTTAATTACCTCCGCATCTTTATTTGTATCATAACAATAATCGTCAATTGTTATTTTAATTTTATTATTTATTTTACTGATTGCATCAATACTTACTGATATTATCTCATCCTCGTTAACACTATAAATTTTCGTTGATATGCTTAAATCTTTAACTTTCATATTTAATCCTCCTTTTCTAAATAAAAACTCGTCCATTACCCGTCATCGAAACATTTGAAATACACAGGTTCACTGTTATCAAATTTCCTTCATTACTCACCGATGTGATTTTGCCACCTAAAGGGCAGTACCACCACCAGCCACTACCATAATACCCTGTTGTTGTTATTTGACTCATGATCTCATTGATTTATCTTAAACAAATAGACAGTGATATAACCTGCCTCACTCGGTTTGAACTTTTCGTTAAATCTTCTACTAAAATCGGAAAGTAGGAGTACTTTCTTTTTATCTTCGAGTAAAAGGTAGCCCTCTTTTACTTTATAAAAGCAGGTGTCATTTTTCTGTTCAAGGGTTTTCTCGTCGAAGATCCCGATCACGAAATTACCGTGTCCGTCGAAATAACCCTCTTCGAGCCAGTTTCCGTCAGAGATATCAAGGGTCGTAGAAAGGAGTGCCCTTTGTGTTCCGTTAGGAAGATCCATGAGTTTTATCGTGCTCTTGGCAAAAGACGCCTTGTAACTGTAACTACTATCCTGTTTAACAGGGTGGGTACCTCCCATGGCAACCGCTTCGTATGTTCCCGGAGAGATTTTCATTTTATTGTTACACCCAACAAGGGTGATCGTGATTAATAATAGAAAAATTTTCGTTCTCATGTTCATTCAAATTTTAGTTAATAACTCGGTTTCTTTCAACGGTAAAGATACACAAAGTGTATCAATTTTCCTCGGTTTTTCTTCGATTTTTTCGACGCGGTCCGATTAATATCTCTTGGATTTCATCGATCTCATTCTTGATCGCTTTCGCTTGAAGAGCAAATGTTTTAATCTGGGCACGCATCCCGGCTATCTCTTTTTTTCGTTCGTTATATGCGTTTCTGAGCGCGACTGTTTCCTTACTATTATCAAGTTCAGCGGTTTCGATGCCGAGGTCATGAACCATCTCGGCCAAGGTTTCATACTGCTTGATTTTTTTACCGAGTTTCTCCTGTAATTTAAGCTTTTCTTCTTCAGTTAGATTTGTTTTCATAAAATAAAAATTTATCAGTTACATTTAAAATATTCGTTCTATTCGTTCTTATTATCTCAATCAAACCTAAGTTTTGTAATTTATTGATATTTTTCGTTATGGAATAACCACTTACCATATCTAGTTTACGAGCAATGGTTTCGTTCGCCCAGTTAAATTTCTTTTTATCATAAAAATAGGACAGAACAAGCGCCATGATATATAGCTGGGTGAAATTTAATTTAAAAATATTCATGATGTTGAATAGCCACGGTGGTACAATTAGGTGCATGAAACCATTCCTTTCAATTAAAGATTTTCTCAGAGCCCATTTCTTATTTTCCATTCGAAATCTCTTTAAGTCACCATCCCAATAAATTATAGTTGCATATTTTTTTATTAGAAGTTTTATTTGAGATAATGAATAAGGTGCTGTTTTTTCGTATTGGAGTAAAAAGTCCCTTTTGCTTTTTGATTTGATATATGTTTGAAAGACCAATATTGATGATATGAAAAACTCTCCTTCAAGGGTGAGCCCCAGTATTGAATAATCATAATTATATATGAGGATGTTTTTATCCATAATATTAATTTTAAAATTAAAAAACTGATTTATTGAAAGGATAAATCCGATTAATCAGGGGTATAATATTATGAAAAACCACAAAATCGGATTTATCGTTTCGCTGTGTAAAGATACATCTTATTTATCTTATTCCAAACAAATAAACAAAGTTTATTTTATAAAATAGAGGTTCGATACGGTCTAAAATAGGTTGTAAAT